CAATACTCCACCCATGTGGTTGTTTCGTTGTCATTATCCAATGAACCTTCACGCTTTTCAAGCAATGATTCGTCCATGTCACCTTTGGTTGTTGTAACAATCAATTTGAACTCCTGATAAGAGCCGCCGTAGCTGTATTGGCAGGCATTGTGATGGTGAAATTTGTAGATGTTTTGTCAGACCCAAAGTCTAGGATTGCAATGGATTTGTTACCTTGCGTCACGTTATAGATCAAAGCACAACGAGCCGTAACGGATGCGTTAAACACCACATCAGCAAAGTCTACAAAAGCTGTATACCCAGAAGAACTGATTGTTACGCCCGTCAAGGCTACCCCGCCTGCAACGTACCCAGTACCTGTGACTTCATTGGTTGCGCTGTACACAGTGGTTGATTCGTTTAAATCAGCACTAGCCGTGTACAGAGCAATCTTTAACGTGTTGGTAGATAGGTTATGAACGCCCGTGTATAGCTCTGTTTTAAAGCTAGTGGTCTGGGTTTGGACAATGCTACTCATGAAACAGCCACTCTAACTTGACCATCACGATAAGCATCAGCACGTTGCTTGCCATCTGACAGGTTTTTATACAGAGCAATAGCCTGTACATAACGGCTTTGAGCAAGAGCTACCATATCCGCCTCACCCTTCATGTAGGTGTAAGCCTCACAGATAGTTCCATATAACAATACAGAATCAAAGTTATCACCTAGCCATGTGGTTCCGGCTGTGACAATTGACTCGGGATAATAGTTGTAGTGAAGCTCTGCGATGTATGCGGCACTTGGAGTAGGCCCAACAATGAACGTCAATTCATTTACATCATCTGACCGGGGGCCAAAGATTGCGTAGTGTTTGGGTTCACTGACCTGTGCAGACAAGGGATAAGCTTCACGGATGAAGTTAACGTCCTTGTTCAAGAGATACAAGTAATCACCTTGGAAGACAATAGAGCCTGATACCGTACCGCTATTTGCAACAGTTAATGTGATTGTGGTTCCAGCAATGCTACGAACCTGTGCATTAGTGCCAATCCCTGTCCCAGTTGCCTGCTGGCCCACAGCAATACCTGTCGTACTAGCCACCACAATTGTTTTCTGCCCAGATGTTCCTGTAGCAGTTGTAGTGTTATACGGATATACGGCAAGGCTATATACCGACAGAAAGTCTGTCGGGCACTGGAGGTACTTATTACCAGTAGTTAATGCGCCCGTCACGTTCTTTCGCAAATTAGCAGGCTGCGCGGTGTTATAGATGCGCTGCTCCGCCTGACGAATGAACGTATTCATATTGTCAGTTGGGAAAGAGTTCTCGCAGTAATCGCTTACCTGCGTGACAAGATCGGCGTAATTCATGCCATCGGGCCTCTGCTCATAAAGCCTTTAGTAGCTGCACCTGCGCCACGCATTTTAATACCAGTTGTTTTAGTTGCTGGTTGTGGGCGACGATTAATGTTACCTACAGACATATTGACTGTATTGGCATCACTGTGGTCAGGGCCAGAACCGGGGTTGTCAGTAGCTTTAACAACTTTACCAGTCATAGTATGCGGTGTGGCATAGACTGAAGCATCGCCAACTTCCTTACCCATCATCTTTTTGCTAAATGTAGCCATGATTAGCCGCCTTTTTTGTATGTAAAAGAAGACTTCTTTTGATTAGCCACTTTAGCTAAACCACGACCCAGAGATTTCATCTGCGCGTTAGTTTTGCCGCCTTTAGCAAACTTAGTCATAGGCTGACCGGGATGCAGCTTTTTTTCATGCTTATGCACGATCCCAGCTGCCGTCTTCCTGTCTTGTGCCAAATCTTTTTTGTCCATTTCAAGCTCCTTAAGATACCGTTACTGTACCAACAAATGTCGTTGCCACCAAGTAATTTGGTGTCAACCCCGCATCATTTAAACTAGCCCCGCCTACAGGTGCCCAGCCCCATTGTATGTCTCGTGAACCACCAGACAAATTTCCATTAGCGTTGACACCAGAAGTGACATACGTCGTATCCCTACGTGGGTTGCGTAGAGCCTGTGGATCATCTACTGGAAATGTTCCTAGCATTAACTGTGGCTGATCTGGATCCCAACACTCAGGACAAACCAACAACTGATACTGACGTTGCTTAATGATCTCAGTTCTAAGCTTCTTTAACTTGTATTGTTGGCCGCAGCGATCACATTCAGCAATCGCTATCTTGCCGGATGCAAACCGATTACCCATTAGTAACCTCCGCCACTTCCAATAAACATCTGTCTAGGAACAAACCTAATAGCAGCTTTCTCTCGATCTTCACCTGCGGCTATGTCAAATGTCTCGTCATAAATCTGTTTGAGCATCTGGATGCGGGGCATTAATTCAGGAACTTTGACAGCAATGTGATACGCCAATCCAGCCACAACACATGGTAAAAACCTAAAGTTCATGTCGGCTGTCTCAGCACCCGCGCCAGCATCTTGCACTCTACGCAGTCGGTAATACACAAACTGATAGGTAGTAGAGTTATCAGGTGTAGGCCATACAGTAATAGCTGGAAGTTGAGGAACAAAGACCGCAGTCCCGTCTGCTTGTGCCGCCGCCGTTGTATTATTTTGGCCACGATATACACCGCCAAGGGTATTCCCTGATACGTATGTGTAGTAGATATCTTCTGAACCAAGACGGATAAAACCCGATCCAGCTAATCCAACTACCGTGTTAAGCGTGATCGTCGTTGCCGTAGAGGTAATGGCCCCATCCAAGACCGCAGTCGTTGGGTTAGTTTCCCCAGAAAGCCTTTGAATCCAGACTTGGATTGGACGAGCTTGTTGGAGTTTATTTGGAATAGTCGCATAAGTAGAAACACTAATACGTGTAATAGTCAGGTCAGCTTGAGTAGAAGCTGTATTCTGACCAGTGCGAATAACGTGTTCTAACAAATCAATGGTGTCTGTAGGTAATGCATACGTTGCTAGACCAGGGATTAGGTTAATTACACCCTGCTCCATAGTCCACATGTTGATACCTTTGTTCTGCCACTCGATAGTCATCAAGTTCATAGAACGACGGGCTGTACGCAGATCGTAGCCAGAACGCATTTCTCGGCCCGCACGCTCCCACGCTTCCTCGGCGATCTCCGTAAAGTCCATGTTAAACAGTGTGGTTCCGGTAGTGCTCATCTAAATCCTGCCGTTTTCTTTGCAATAGTTTTAGGTTGTGCTACGAATTGTTTACCAGATGCTTTACCAGCACGTTTGGCTTTAGTCGTTGCAGCATACTCTGCTGAAGTTAAAGACTTAATAGCTTTCTCAGGCAAATACCGCTCTCCCGTCTTACTTGACGGCTTTCCACTCTTGGTACGCCATTTCTGGTCGCCCCAATCTTTGAGGGATTGTTGAGGAGCTTTCAATCTCGATAACCCCCGCCAGCCGCCTTGTACTTCTTAGCAACTAGCTGAGCTTTACGTGCTGACCACTGACCTGCGCCAGTACCATGCGTTGCTGCGGCTTTTACTTGAGACACAATCCTTTTGCGAAGACTTGGCTTTGTGTAATTGCCAGCAGCGTTGACCTTACCACCTTCTTTGTACTGGGTAAAATCAGTGTCATCCCGGCGTGCTTTTTTCTTTGCGTCGGGCATTTTGCTTGGGGATATGGCCCCCATTCCACGGCTTGCCATCATTTTAAATTACCTTTAACTTTTTTGGCTAGAAACAATTTATCAACCATTTCTATCCGTTGAGGTTTAGTTGTAACTTTATTAATAATACCTAGCCGCTTGGGTTTACTAGCGCCGTAAAACCCAGCCTTTTTTAAAGACTTAACTACTTTAGCAGCTGGTTTTACGGTCGCCATATCAGCACATCTTTCCGCGAGTCTTGCCTTTAGTGGCAATACCATCAGCGCGTGAAGAAGCAGAGCCACCTTTAGCATAGCCGCGCTGACCACGAACTGCGTCACGCGGGTCTTTTTTTTCAGGAGCGTATTCGGTATTGCGCAAAGATTTTGTATATGCGGCTTCAGTAGCCGTATTCATCTTGCGGTCAGCCATTTCTTCCCGCGCTTGTTTTTCTGCTGGACTCATTTGAGACTCCTAGATTAGCACTTGCCACCATTTTTCATGGCGATCATCTTGCCTTTGGTTTTGCCTTTCATAGCAACGCCGTCTGGTGTTTTGCCAGTTTTTACAGCGCCCATCTTAGATGCAGCTATGCCACCTTTTTTCAGGAAGGCGGGCACTTTTTTGCCGTCTTTCATTTTCATAGGCATGCCACCGTCTGCGTATCCACCCATATTCATCTTTTTCATATCGCCACCTTGTTTAAAAGTTTTGCCTTTATCGGCATTGTTGAACTCTTTACCCACGGATTGTGGGACTCCTGCTTTCTTAGCAAAAGATGGGTTATTAGCCACCGCTGCCATGAAATTGTGTTGAGCTTTACTCTTGCTTGGCATTATCGCCCCGCTTGAATAAGCTGGTCAATCTTTGCTTCAAGTTTGTTAAAGCGTTGGTCAATGTGGTTCGTAATGCGATCCACTTCTGCTTGAGTAACGTTATCACGGGCAACCTCCTCGCGTGTTTTGTTTAAGAGAATGCTTATACGAGCAAGCTCCCTGAACTTTTCATTCATCATGTAGCCTAGCAATCCAATCACTAAAGACAGGACGGCAGACCAAGCGGTGTTTAGATCTAACAATTCCAAGCCCTCAATGCTTTATTGATCCGTGAATCCGGATCGTTGGCTGTCTTGGCACTCGTTAGCTTCTTTTTCATCCCACCCATCCTCGCACAGAAAGAGTCGCGCCGTGAGCCGCCTTCCGGCTGGGGAGGTTTCAAGTTCATACCTTGCGCTTTCGCGGAGGCCCGACCCTTGGCGTTCAAGCCGCCCTTCTCGGACTTGCCTTCTTTCCTCTGCCATGCTGGAGACTTAGCCATAATAAATCTGCGCCGCGTCAATTGCGCTCATGTAGGCATAAATTCCATTGACTGCCAACACGCCTTCGCCGGGAATCATGGGGGCGTTTTGGAATTCATCTGATGAATGAGTTTCGTAAGTCATTAACCAACGATTTGCGCCACTGACATACAAAGCCGCAGTAGAAGTTATGCTTCCAGTGTTAATGTCATTTAACGTAAACGTGTCAGCGTCTGTCCTAGTAATTGTGTAATTACCATCTGTGGCTGAAACGCCTGCATTGCTGGCAAAGTGAATACCAACAACGTTTCCAGTTGACAACCCGTGAGCAGTTTTGGTAACAGTTACAACCGTGTTTGTACGAGCATAAGTTACGCTTGAAGTTACTGGGGCTGTGGTTGTATCAAACAAAACCAAAGTTCCGCTGCCACCGTAAAAAGAAACGCCTTTTACACGGTTGCGCCCAAGCACAAAAAAACCGCTTTGATTTAAGTGCCCTTGTTTAACGTCATACTGCATTGCCATTTTCTTGCTCCGGTTCTGGTGCGTCTAGCCTGTTTATGAGCATCTTGTACGCTTGGATTGTGGCTTGAGCCTGAGTCAAAAAGGTACTAGCCTTCTGTGCTTCAGTCTCAAGGTCACGAATCTCAGACTCCAAGAATTCCTTGGTGATCTGCATATTAACTGTTTGTTGTAGTCAACATGATGTAGTACGCAGTACCTGCGCTGTCCACAATCTTCAATGAGTTTGTAGCTGCGCCTTGGGTATTGGCTGTAATCATGCCAGATGGAACGTTAAACAAGTTAGCTACTGTGCCAGTGCCGCTGTTTGTAAAGCGGATGAAAGAAGCGTTTGTCCAAGTACCGCCAGAAGCAAAGTCAGAGTCAGCTTGAATAGCTGCAATCGTACCGCCGGGGTTTGTGGAAGAACCACCTAAAGTAGCGCGAAGAGCGTTACCTGCGCCGGAGATAGTGCCAGAACCGTTGATGCTCAAGCTGATGTGGGCACCGTTGATTGTGCCGCCTGTAGCGCCACCAGCGCCTGTCACTCGAGTCAAAGCACGTATAGTTTCGCCAGAACCAGTGGAAGTAAATTCCAAGCGCTGATAAGACAAACGTGTATCGCCAGTGGTAGCAGATGTTGTAGCAAATGCAGCGTTAATGTTTTCTGCTGTAGTTACTGCAAGAGGAGAAGCAGAAGTGCCCGTTTCAAAGCCGTTGTTAGATACGACTGGGCCGGAGAACGTGGTGGTTGCCATGATGTGTCCTTACATACAAGTTAAGTGCATCAGTCTGTATGTCGTCAGCCGGGACTGTCTAATGCACCGGATAAGCCCGGATGTGTATTTATACCACTACGTTTAAACCAATGCAACAAAAAAGGGAGCCAAAGCTCCCTTTTTTTAGACCTATTAGGCTCCGGGTGAACCGAAAATACCTAAAGGATCAGACACGCCGAAGCTGTAACGCTCACGGGCTTTGTAACGAACGTTACCTGTGTCAAAGTCGCCGTCCATGCTGTTAGACAAGGGTGAACGAACAAAGTGCTTCAGGCCGTTAGGTACGTCTGTAGTCAAGAACCAAGCATTGGTGTCAGTCAAATAGTGGTTAACGCAGTAACCTTCAGAGATTGAACCATTGTTCTTCAATGCATTGATATCATTGTCGGCTGTAGAAACGCGAAGTTCGGTTTCGAGCAAACGTGTAGCAACGAATTGCAGTGCTGGTGGAATGACCAATTTCTTGGGCTTAGCAGCGATCAACAAGCCACGCTCGTCTGTCCAAGCAGCGATCTGAATAACAGCGTTTTCCAACGATGTTTCATTCAAGTCGGCAGGAGTAGATGGTGTATTGCTGTTAACGCCACCAGAAACCAAGGGGTGTGCTGTTGAGAACAGAACTTGACCGTCACCATAAGTGGGGCCACCGGCAAAGCCGTTGTTCAACACAAAAGCGGCCTTAACCTGCTTGGTGTAAGCCATACCACGGGCCAAAGCCTTGGTATAACGTGAAGACAAAGAGTCATACAAGTTATCTTCCACAGCTTCCTCTGTGATGGAGAAGCCCATCGCAATGGTTTCGTGGGTGTAACGTGCAGTCCATGCTTCTTGCGCATTGTCATAAGCGATGGCTGAGCCCTCGTTTTTGACTGGTGCTTGACCGAAGCCAGACAACTTTGTCTCTTCTTCAAAGCTACGCTCAGATGTCTCTGTTTCGTAGATTTCTTTGTGCTCTTCGCCGTATTTAGCGTACTCCAGACCAAACAATGCGTTCAGACCGGGGAGCAACTCTTTAAGTAGTTGTGCGCGTGAAATAGCCATGATTTAGCTCCTTAGATGCCAACGGCGTTGCTGAAGGCGTGTGCGCCGGGATTGAACTTAACCAGAACATCTGGGAAAGCGTCAGTCACGGGGGATGCAAAGCCGATGATTTTGAACGCAGCGGCGGCGGTCTGAGTGTTTGACTCTAATGCGCTGGTCGAGTTACCTGTACGGGTAGAACCTGTAGAAGTGGACTGTACGGCAGCAAAGAAAGTGTTAGCACCAAGATCCGACTGGTCAGCAACGCCGTCCAGTTGCGCTTGGAAAGTTACGCTGTCATCCGTTACAACATACGCAGTTACCACGCCGGTTGTGCCGGAGGGGTAGTACTGGCCGTAAATTTGCTGGCCTTGTGCGTTAATGTACGAACAGCCAACAAAAACGCCGATAGCACCAAGATTATTACCACCAAGGTTATTGGTAGTCAAATCTGCGCCGGTAGCGGTAGACAAAGCAATATAACCGTCAGCGCCGATGATAACAACTTGTCCATAAAACAAGTTAGTACCTTCGCCAGCAGGATCGATTAGAAATTGACTCGTAGCGCCAGCATAGGGCATGCCGTCGATACGATTGATAGGCCGTAGCCCATAGGGTGCAGCGGTAGTTGCCATTTAAGACTCCAAAAAAATTTAAGTACCTTTTCCGAAAACTGATCCCTTAGTCACTGTCGTGCGTTTATCGCTAAACAATGGCATGCGGGCGTCGTTTTCGCGCATGAAGCTGTTGTCTACTGATTGCATCTGCGATTCAGCCATATTACGGTAGTATGCAGAGCGTTGACCAATAAACTCAACAGGTGTTTTACAAAGGATAAGTCCACCGACTTCAATCGCATCTTTAAACCGAGAATTTGGATCGGCAAATGTGTGCGCTTCAGGGTGATCAGAAGCCTTTACGGGCTCCCATCCTTCACGAAGTTTTGCGGAAATATTTCTAGCGTCACCCACACCACCCATGCTGGTGCGAATCCATCTCATAGCGTAGCCGGGCTCCTCATGTACTTCGGGGAGAAGTTGAGGCGGAGTCCACTTTGCAGCAGGTCTGCTCTCTTTTTCACGAGTTTCAAGTTCACGCTTTAATCGATTTTGTTCAACCATTTTTATTTCCTCATTTCTTCTGCGACCTTACGGGCGTACAGTTCCAAGGGAACTCCCAACCGTTTAGCCAGTTGTACCTGCGTTGCATTCAGCACGATTTTTCTAGGTGCAGTGCTGCGCGTTGCTGGTGCAACAACATTTGCTTTTGGCGAGCGCTGAGATGTTTGTGCATCAGCGGATTCCTCAGAGGCAAACCTCTCTGGGAATACTTGGCGGATCCTGCCATTGAGTCTACGGTAATACTCGTCCGACTTTGGATCAACACCATCCTCTACGACCAGTTTCTCATGCAACGCAAGCGCATAACCGGTCATTTCACGGTCTTTCCCAAACCAGCTATTCCGGGCTTGCCAGTCAGATGCTCTGGGATCAACCGCGTTTGCTTGCGCGATTTGTTGAGTTTGTACATCAGATTTATTATCTTGTAAAGGGGCAGGCTTAAAATTATTTACTCGCTCAGCTTTGATCTTGGCAGAGGTTAGTTTGTCCTGCGCTGCAACCAAAGCATCTGAGTCCCCAGCCTCGTAAGCACTCTTGTAGTCTCGTTTAGCCTCTTCTACCTCTGCTGAAACAGTCCGTTTGGCCTGCTCCAATAGAGCTTCTTGGCTAGTACTGAGCGTACCTTTAAGCTTTCTGTTCTCTTCAACGATTGACTGCGCCA